AATGAACTAAATTTCCCCCTTATGGTTAAGGGAGAATAATGTAACAACATTATTCGATGTCTACATCTTAAAGTTTTCTCACATAGAAGCATATGACTGCTTTTCTACGTAAGTTCCTTGAATTATTTGGTCCAATTCTAAAGTTGATAAATTCTTCTTTAGAATTGCTCCAATACCATTAAGTGTATATGAATCTTCTAATGTTGAAGATCCATAGTATACTTCTTGGGTATTGTTGACCAATTTAAAACCTTCTACTAATATTTTACCAATTTCAATTAAAGATTGAATTTTGTTTCTATCTTTATTGAAAATGTTATCAATATTAACATCACAAATTTGTTTAGAAATATTGTGAAGATCATTTAGATCTTCAATTTCAATATTTTTAAATTTTGTGATTGTATTGTAGATAGCAAGGAAAACAGGATTAAATCTTAAGTCATTTTTATCACTGACAGTAAACTTTTCAAGTAATACTTTTGGTGAAGAAATGATTTTTAGATTCATCTGTAAAATTCTTGTTGATAGTCCCTTTGAAAGGATCCTCTTTAATTCTAAGAGGATTGTCCTTTCATCTGGAATCATGTAGTTTTCATTAGTTATATTCAAACTAAATAATTTTCGTAAATTATCGTAAGAATAATAACCGAAAACTACATCTAACAACAAGGAGAAATTCTTTAACGATTTAATCATTTTACTATTAATTTTAAAGAATTTATTATTCTTAATTAATAATTTATGATAAAGACATATAACCAACTCTACTAAAGAATTGGCCCCACTTGGATTAAAGTTATTCTTAACTTTAAAATAATCATATAATATTGTAAAGACAATATTTGGATTATTTATATTTCTAAGAATACCTCCAAGTGGAAGTCCAGTAATCTCACGGTTCTTATCTCATTGAATTCATCTTTTGGCAAATTCATATGTATTTTTAGATACATGTGTTTTTTGCTCAGATAATTCAACTCCAAGACCTTTAATTACATCAATATATTTCTGGGCAACTTTATCGTTTTTTATAACGATATCATCACCTAGAATCATATATTGATTAAAGTTCTTGTAGCCACAGAGTTGTGCACAATAGAACACAACCAAGTGGTGAGTAAGAGTAAAGACACTTCAAGAAGAATATGTACCCATAGGTTGACCAGTTGAATATTTCAACTCGTAACCCTCTGGTGTAGTAAAACTTCTTGAATTCAGAATAGATTGTCAACTCTGAGCTAGTTCCATATGGAATATTCTAGCCATGAGTCTTTTCTGTAATTCTACAGGAAATCTATCTGTTGCTGAACTTAAGTCTAACGATCAGAATTTCTCATTATTAATCTCTCAATTATTAAAAGGAGATTGAGTGTATGTTCTATCCATATCAATATTATGAAGTTTCTTCATTATTATTGTATGGATAGGTTTAAGATATAATTGCGAAAAGTAATCACTTATTGCAATTATTCTTAATTTACACTCCGGATCTTTAACAAAAGATATTTTACCTAAAGTTTTTAACTTTGGTGTAATATTTTTGTTAAAGGCTTCCGAATAATTTTTACAGAAGAAATCACCACCTTCACTTGTTGTAATTTTCAATATATTATCCATCATTGGATATGAAAAATTCAACAAGTCCTGTTGACTTGATAAAGTAGCTGGACCACTCGGTCCGGCTTTTGTTGAAAGATAAACATCTTTCATCTTATCAAATTCAGGATGTGGTGATTTTAATCTGAATTCCTTGACAAACTTGTTGATGTAACCAGATGGTATAATATGATTCATTTTTGATTCATTTGTTATACTTTTATAATCTGGTTTAATCTTCTTTCATTCATTATCTGTTAGATCTCAACTTCTTGTGAAGTTTAAGATTGTAAACAGATATTTTAATGATTGAAGATTACCATCAACAAGAGGTTTAAGGAATGAGAAAACTTTAGGTCATCCTTCTTTATCTATACCTATCATCATATCATTAACAAAAAGAGGTTGTCCACATATGTACTTTGTACAATGGAGACGTACTCTTTTTAGATATTTGATAGTATAGATTGTCCCATGATTTTTAATTAATTTAAAAATTAATTTAAAAAGTGGACGAAGGATTTTTGATGTATCAACCGAAGGGAAAATTGTTATCATTATCCGTCAAAGGATTTTGGTATAATTTTTCTTCATTGGTATACAAAAGTTATACGTAAGGTGTATAAACCTTGGTTGGCAACCCAACTATATACAGATCCTGTATATGTTGGACCAATCCAAACCATAGAGATACGGATTCTAACCGATTCTTTACTGGTTAATCAATCACAAAAGATTGATTAAGTCCTATGGGACAATTTAAGGTGAGAA